ATCGCGCTGATCCTCCAGGACGTCGGCATCCTCATCGATCTCGTCCTTAAACCTCATGTGCATTACTGCTGGGTCTTCAGACTCGTCGAGCGATCTCAATACCTCTGAACTTTCTGCGGTCGCTACCATATTAAATCCTTTTATAACCTTCAGGAGGATCAACTGCATGCACATTCTCATGCACGCTCATCCCTTGCGATAAGACACTTATAGTGTCAATGATATCTCTCCGGTCCCAATTTGAACACTCGTCAACATCATCATTCTTCCAGCAAACGGTGAACTCGTCTTGCGCGTACTTGCTCGTGGTCCCGTCGTTCTTGCCCATGCAAATGAAAGACCTGCCATCATCCGCTTCTATTTGAGCGTAAGGCTCACAATTATCAAGACCCCTAAGGCATTTATCTGGAAGGTATAATGGCATTAATTGTCCTCCCCTCTGTGTATTCCATGGTTTTCCAATAGCACTTTTTAGAGCAATACTTTTCTTTCCTTTTTATGTGGAATACTTCCATGCACGTTAGACAATGCCCCACCTTTTTTGGTTTAGTCATCCTTGTTCTATGAGCCTGGTGCTGATGATCGCTGGAACAGTACACTTGTTTTCCTGCCGCATGGTATCTTCTTTGCTTAATATTTGCGCCAAACGGAGTTGAACACAGAGAGCAGTTTAGGGCCTCTATGGCTGGGAGTCGTTTGCTATCCCCATAACATTTCCTACTACAAAACTTATTGTGCTTAGTGTTGACCAATTTGTCACAACGGAGGCACTTATTCATCGCCATCTAAAACCTCTTTCGCCTTGGTACATTAATCGGCTTGCGTTTCTTCTCTTCCACCTTGCCGGGGAATAGCTCGGTAAACACCCAGACAAACCAGTCGGCCCGGTTCGGTGACTTCGCACCCATGTATCCCGTTGTGGTGAACCCGCACAGCTCATCCTCAAGCTCATTGAAGTGACCCACCATCTTAATCTGCCCCAACTCTTGAAGTGCGGAGATCGGCTCCGCTCGCACAGTCTTACCGCGGGAAGCTCGGACCTCTTTATATGATATATTCTGGCCGTTTGATTTGACAACATACTCGACCATCGCCCCGCCGTAATTGGATTCGCCGACAACCCGGTCAGCCTTGTGCCTGTGATATGTATCAGCAACGACCTTGCCCCATTGTTTAGGTGAGCCATACAAGGTCAAGTCTTCCAGGCAATATCCTAACCCATCACGACCCAAAGCACCAACCCCTATTCCGATGGCGTCGTTGTTCGTGTCCTCGTCGTCGCTACAGCCGGACGGATCAACACCGACCACGATCCGAACAAAAGGCAAAGCCTCGGGAGGTATCGCCGTGACTCTATTCATGGCAAATACCTCGTCATTCCACAAAGCATTGGAGGAGTCGTCGGCAAACTTACCAAGAAAGAATCGGTTCCGCTTTAGCTCCGGGAGGTTGTCAAGTATCTTGATATAGGAGGCGGGTAGGTTCTCGAGGTTGTCCATCGGGTTCATCAAGAGTGAGGCGTAATCCTCGGGGTTGGGCAGAGGTTGCTTGGTCTTTGGCTCAATCTTCTCGATGAATAGCTTATGGCTCCAGTGGCCTCGAGGCGGTGGGTTCTGATCGGCAAAGAACAGGAGCCTGAGTATTTGCTCAACCCCGTCTGCGTCTATGTACGGGCAAACCTGAGCCAGCCTCGTCAGCAAGGTAAGGTATGAATCGTAGGTTATTCCGTGGGATAACTCGTTCAGGAAGATGGTCGCATACTCGTTGCCTAGAATCTTATCCGTACGCTCTTTATCATCCAACCCCCCGAACCATATCTCTGATCCGTTGCCAAACCGAACGAAGTAATCCTCTTTATTTAATTTGAATACGACCTGGGGGAAGCAAAGCCTCATCATCTTGGGGAAGGTGTCAAATACTATCGAGGACTTAACGTGGTTGAATCTGTATCTCAGGACAACGTGTCGGCTATCGGATACTGCCAAGGCACGCCAGGTTATCGTCCGCATGATTGTGAACGTCTTGGTTGACCTCGAGCCGCCATAAAGCAAGATATACATGGCCTCGCTACTGATCATCTCAATAGCTTCATGCTGTTTAGCGGTCAGCTTGAATTCTTTGACTGGCTCCTCGACTTCAATCTCGGCTACCGTCATAAAGTTCCCTGATCCTCTTTATCCATCTTGACCGGGTTTATATTGGTCAGCTCAACTTCATGCTTCTCTCTCCACTCTTTGGATTTGCGGTTCTTGAGCCAGAATATCGCCGCTGCGGTCTCAGGAGCGTACTTCTTGATCGTTCCTGCTCGTATGATCCTATCTCCGTCATTAATGGCGTCCTTATCGAAGAATATTTTTTCATCTACATGCTCGTATCCCATCGCCCTTTGATACAGTGATTTCTCAACATTTCGATCAGCAACTTGCTTGCCTTCTTTTATGGCCTCTAAGAATTCAGGAAAGTCGTTCTTCCAATTACTTATGGTTGCTAGGCTAACATCAAAGAAATCAGCTAATTGAGGATCAATTGCACCTAGAAGACAGAGCTTTTTTACTTGCTCCGTAAACTCAGGCTTATATTTGGTAGGTTGACCAGCTTTTTTCTTTTCCTCTACTGCCATTCTTTCACCCTTGTTTGTTTCTTGGTTTGTTACTCAATCAGCACCGAGCACCCAGACCTTTTTAAATGATCTAAACCTTCCTATACTTTATCACCGTTTTGAGATTTATTTTGTTGATTGTTGGCAACCCGTTATATTCGTTGAGCTGTCTTTTGAATTTAGAGCTTGACAAGTTTAAAATCACGCCCACTTTTTGGTGAAGTTGATACGTATTGGGATTTGCTCTTGCTCATCGGTTGTCGCGTTGACGAGTGTGCCGGTCAGCCACCATGTACCCAGTGCAAGACTTGCCGTTTCGGTACTGGTGAGGAAGTCAGAAAAGCTCTCAGTGGTGGTGTCTGGTGCGATTATACGGGTTAATTCGGTGGTATCTTCGGCGAATTGCTTGAGAGTAATAGTGCAAATGTATCCTGTGATCGAGTCGCCATCACGATCAAACTTGAAGTTGACGCTTTCGCCCTGCTGTTTCGTGAGTAGTGCGTTTCCGCTCATTAGCTATCCTCTTCCATCTCTTTGCGGTTCAATGGGTTGCCATCTTGATCATGGGTTAGGGGTTTTACGGCGTCGGTCTTGGCGGTCATTTCATCTATAAAAACCTGCTGTTTCTCAACAGGGATGATAGGGCCGCCCTCAATCGCAGGAGTATAAGTTTGATTGATACTCTTACTCTGAGCATACGAGCAATGATGATCAAGTAAAATCTTAATGATAAAATTCTTCTGCTCTTGAGAATCATAGATCATAGACCTACCCCCTTATCGTCTTAATTGTTTCTTCCGCCGTACACCCTTTCGGCTATCACGAGCCAAAGTGAACCCGGATAATCGTACCGTTCTTTGAATCAAGCCCCAGTGCAAATACATTAGCGGAATCATAATCAGTCCCCCTTAAAAAGTCGGGATTATTATAGACCTATTTATTTGATTATTTCAATGAAAAACTAGGCGGGGTTAAGCGTCGAGCGTTTTAATGACGACACCATCCACCAGCAAACTGCCGATTATGGTCTTGCTCAGGAGGGCTGTGGTGGTGCCCCTTTTATTGATTATTCGGCTTATATTGGTCTCAACGTAGTCACCCTCGAGCAAATCAGCCACGTTCTCGGAGTTTGATACCGGATTATCTATGAATACCGAAATATCATCCCACTCAGAACCAGCAACGTCTAAACCCTGGATCACCACCTTGTCAGCGGTCATCTCAGTAGCCGAGAGATTGAATTTGATGGAGGATGAGGCGGCAGGAGATACCGAAGGCAGGGTGGCGAGATTGGCGAAAGCTCCACCATCCTTCGATATCTTGAAATCACCAGAGACAATGGTGGGGGTGACTTTGAATTGCCCGGTTAATTGGTCAATTAAAGGCTGATAGAATTCGTATGCGACAGCGCGTTGGGGTTCTGCCATATCAAACCTCGATAAAACTCATAAAACATTTCCAGTTAATCGTTGTTGACGCCATCAGTTTATCTTGTGCGCAGCAAAATATGAAATACCATTTCTAAAATTTAAATTCGCGCCGTCAGTATGTTGCACTGATACTTCAAAGAAATCACTTACTACAGCATCGTCAACTAAAGTAAGGATGGCTTGAGCATTACTTATAGGAACTCTTTGGTCTTGAGCAATAACAGTACCATTCTTATTAATTTTAATCCGTCTTGTCCCCGCTACTGAGCCAGAGTCCCAGATAGACTGAAGTGTAAAATAGTACTTTCCATTTGTTTGTATAGTTATGCGTGAATTGTTAGTTGAATTATCGTGCATCCCATCAGTGTCATAATCCTCTTGGTTCCAAGTGATTGCAGTGTCTAAGTTATTTGAGATTGTCTGGTCTGCTGATTTTGTAACTTTGCAACTAATATCAATATCTACATAATTCTTGGTAGCCGCGTCTTGAGCAGAGACAGGATCGAGGACATTATTAATTAAACCGCTGGTCATATCCAAAGCGGTATTAATTGTTAAGTTGGTAAAAGTAGGAGAAGAGGTTGTGGTCAACGCCTGATTTATTGAAGAGGTTCCCGAAACATTTAACGATCCTGTCATCGTTAGCGTCTGCCCTTGCACGGATGTAAGATTAGCCAGCGTATCAATAGCAGACTCAATAGTTGATTCGGTGGCGGCATCTAATACATCTATATTCTGAAGAGTGAGGGTTCCTGCGCTGTCAGAAAAAGGAGTTGAGGTACCTATAATTAATCCAGTGAATTCAAAAGGGGGAGCCATTGTAAGTAAAACTTGAGTATTGGCGGGAAAATCTGAAG